GACAGGTCAGGGAGCTGGCTAAGGACACCGACGACCGCACCGAGTTCGACAAGCTCTACCCGGGCTACAGATACTCACAGGCCAAGGTCGTCTACAGTGACATCAACGGTGGCTGGTACATCTACGCAAGATACTACAGAGAGGAGGCGGAATTCCTACGCCGACGAAAGAGGACATCGAGCAGACCACGCTCATGCGCTGGGCGGACTTCGCCCTGACGACATACCCGGAGCTGGAACTGCTATATCACATACCTAACGAGGGCAAGCGCAGCAAGGCGACCGGCGGACGGCTGAAAGCCCTGGGCTTGAAGGCCGGAGTGCCTGACCTCTGTCTTCCGACAGCCCACGGCGGCTACATCGGGCTGTACATCGAAATGAAGGTCAAGCCAAACAAACCGACGGAGAAGCAGAAGCACTGGCTCCGGATGCTGAGAGCAGCCGGGCACATGGTCGCTGTCTGCTATGATTGGGACAGCGCCCGCCAACTGCTGGAAGACTACATGAGACTGCCGCCGACCTGTGGCACGAAAGGAGAAGGAAATGAAACTATCGAAACTCTGGGCGCTGTTGAAAGCGTCTAAGTATATCACCAAGTGGGAGGGCAGCGACACCGAGTGGCTCAGCGACGGCAGAGCCTTCTTCCCGGTCTACGGTCTGCCGTCACTGACTGAGCAGGCACTCCGCACCATGCTGGACGTGGACGAGGACAAGTGGACGAGCTACAGCTACCAGGAGGAGGGCGAGCTCCCCTTCTCCGACCTGGACAACTTCCAGGACGACGAGGAGCTCCATGTCAGCAAGGTGACATTCACGGTCTGGGGCGTGGAGTTCCTGGCCTTGACCCGGTGCCTGGACATCTACCTGATAAACGTCAAGAAACTAAAGCCTCTCGAGGACGGCCTCAGCTTCTACCTCCAGGACGGCTACATCGCAGTCAAGGAGGGCATGGTGCTCCGGGCAGTCCTGATGCCGGAGATCATCACCGACGACATGATCCTCGCAGAGCTCATGAGCATTGCCACCAAGCTGCACGACGCAGCTAGAGACAAGCAGCTCCGGGAGTTCGCCGAGCAGCGCTACCAGGAGAGCACGGACGGCCAGCAGCTCTTCGACGACATGGAGGAGGCCGAGGACGATGAAAGCTGACGACCGCTGCTTCTTCCTCGGCGCCGGCACTCACAGCTTTTGTTCGCTGACGTTGGAAACGTGCAGTGACAGGAAGAACGGGAAGCGGTGCAGCTTTAGAAAGACAGAGCAGGAATACGTCGAGGCACAGCGTCACGCCATCGAGCTCAATCGCCTGAAAGGCAACTGTGCCCGGTGCAAGTATAAGCGCCAGCCCTGCGAGATCATCGAGAAAGGAGAGCAAGAAGAATGAGATGCAAGTGCTACTACACCGAGGGAGGCAAAGGCCTCTGCTACGGCACTAAGGAGAGAGACCCCTGCGACTGCGGAGGAGACGAGAGCCGCTGCGACTACTACCCGGCCAAGCGCAACCGGTACAAAGACCCGGAGCAGTACCTCCAGCAGATCACTGACATCGACCTGCGGATCCGCTCCCTCGAGGGCGAGTTCGACGACGCTGAGGAGGAGTGTGACGAGGAATACCGCCTGGAGCTCCAGCGCAGGATCCTCCAAGACCTGGAGGAGGCAAAGGCGCTAAAGCTCCGCATCCGCTCCGAGATCCAGAGAGTGAGAGATCACAAGCTCTGTGCTCTGCTCATGGAGCGCTACGTCAGAGGCAAGAGCTGGGAGCAGGTCGCCGAGGCCATCGGCAACCGAAGCGTCAAGCACGTCCGGGAAGGTATGCGAGAGCAGGCTATAAGGCTCTTCCGAAAAGAAAATTCAGAATTATTTAACTAAATAACCTCAGAACACCGGGAATAACCTTGTATAACTTTGCAGGCCGTGTTATTGTAAAATCAGAAGGCAGGCGGAACAGTTCCCAAGGCTACCTTTACAGCGCTGCGGTCAGCGGCTTGACCGTGGTGCTGGAGCCTCCGCCTACCGTCTGTGTCTCCTTTCTTTCTTTACGGTCGAGGCATACGCCCTCTTCGGAGGGCACCTTTTCCCCGAAAGCTCAGAGAGCACTCCCGAGATAAGGCGGGAGAGGGTCGGGTCAGTACCGGCTTCGTGGACCAGCCCCTCAGGCAGTCATTCATGCAAATCCCCAGCTGAGAGGCTCTGGTACCGCCTCTCAGCAAAATGGCAGAGTAGAACAGTGGCTAGTTCGCAAGGCTCATAACCTTGAAGTCGCCGGTTCGAGTCCGGCCTCTGCAACCAGTAGCACGCAGAAATACCTCCTGCGTTTTCACACACATCCAGTGGCAGCCATTGACACGGGATCCTCAAATGACAGCGCTGAGCCCGGGCAGAAGTCCGGGCATAAGCGTATAAGGAGAAGGTATGACTGAAACCGAGGTCAGGGACTACCTAAAGTCTCATTTTTACGCAACTCAGAAGATCAAGGCGCTGGAGTCAGAAAGGCATCAGCTCAGACTAGACGCTCAGGGCGGAGCAGTTTCCTTCGAGGGCACAGTCTCCGCACCAGTCAAGGACAATATCACTGAGCTTAGGCTCATGAAGCTGGCCGACAAGGAAGCAACTATCGACCAGGAGATCCAGCGTCTGGCACTTCACAAGGACAAGGTCAGACAGTTTATTGCTGATCTTCACGACGATGACCTGGAGTCAGTGCTGATATTTCGATATATACTCTACTTCACAGAAGAACAGGCTGCTGAGAAGCTCCACTATGCGCCACGCACTGTACAGGAGAAGATCAGGAAGGCCATACGAAAACTCAGCGTGAAAATGTGTGAAAATGTGTGAAAATGTGTTGAAATGTGCTTCAAAAACAAGTAAAATGATAATATGGAAAAGTAAACAGCGGAGGCGAACATGAAGAAGGCTTGTCCATACTGCGGCAAGATCCATGAGAAGAATTTCGTGTGCGAGAAAAAGCCGCAGCGCTTCACTCAGGAACGGGGCTGCAAGGAAGACCGCTTTCGCTGGAGCTACGACTGGAAGCTCAAACGGGAACATATCCTACGCCGTGACAGGTATCTGTGCAGGGCGTGTCTGGCACGTCTGCCGAGCACAATTACACCTCTAAATAACAAAGAGCTTTCAGTGCATCACATACGCCCTTTGAAAACGAATTGGGAGCTTCGTATGGCGGACGAAAACCTAATCACACTCTGTCGTTATCATCACGAAGCGGCTGAGTGTGGGGAACTGAGAGCCGAGGAGTTGCTCCGGCTGGTCTCTGGGGGTCCCCCCGGAGGGTCAGTGGAAAATCAGGAGGAGCCCACATCCAACGACGCCCCCCCTCTGTAAATAAAATTTTCCCTAAATGAAAGTTGGTGACACCGTGGCAAGACCAGCAATGAGTGCCAAGACCACCGCCAAGCACCTGACTGAGGCTGAAAAAGCGTCCAAGCTGAGCGTGGAGGAAAAGCTCCGAGGCAGCGCCAACAAGCTGAAGCCACCCAAGTACCTCACACCTTCACAAAAGAAGATCTTCCGATTCATTGTCGGGGAGCTGGCTGCCAGTCAGATCCTCGGCAATCTTGATATATACGTCCTGACGGAGTGCTGCATAGCTCTTGACCGAATGCAGGAGATAGAGCGGCTGATAAACGAGCACTTTGAGCAGATCGCAAGTCAGACGCTGATGAGTGCCAAGGACAAGTATACACGCTCTTTCTTCCGGTGCTGCAATGAGCTGTGTCTCAGCCCTCAGAGCAGGGCGAAGATGGGCAACCTTGGGCTCCAGGCAAAGGAAGAAAATCCACTGATAAAGGCGCTGAGTGAAGATGATTGACCTGAGGACATACTATGCCGGCTACAGGCTCAGGCTCAAAAAGCTGGAGCAGGGATGGCTTGAAATACGAGCCCGACACTGGATAAAAGGCGACCACGGCTACTTTGCCGGCAGCTACAGCACCGGCGGAGGAGCTGATGCGAAAAAGGCTGTTGACAAGGCCGGGGAAAGTGGTACGCCAACAGAAGATGAGTACGGAACATTGTATCCTCTGCTTTATTGTAAAGAAACAGAATTGAAAGTGCGCAAACCGTCTGAGTGATCAGGCGGTTATCTTTTACCCATTTGTGCAGTCAACTGCACAAAGAAAGGAGCTGGCGGAAATTGACATAGTAAAGGACAGCAGGGCGTACAAGTATGCTCTGTGGTGTGCAGAGCCGGACAACCGCTATGTGGGCGTGTATGTGAAGCGTCAGGCGGTGCTCTGGCTGGAAATAGCCCAGGGCGGAGCTCCTGAGGTCTACGTCAGCGAGAAGAGCTGGAAGAAGATCACAAAGCTGCTTTGGCTCATCATTCACCCTGATCTGGGCTGCTCAATGTATGAAGGACTAGAGGACTATGCGGTCCTCTTTATTTATGCCATTTTCTGCACCAGGCGGCAGACCGACGGCTGCCGGTACTACGAGACCGGGCTGCTGGAGATAGCCAGAAAGAATTTCAAGACCTTCACTGCTGCGGTGATCTTCATCATTGGTCTGCTGACCAAGCCGAAGTTCAGCCGCTTTTTCAGTGTAGCGCCAGATCTTGCGCTTTCAAGTGAGCTCCAGGTGGCAGTCAAGAAGATCATCAAGTCCAGTCCCTGTCTCAATGACGGGAAGATATTCAAGCTCCTGCGCAAGGAGATACGGTGTAAGCTCACCGAGTCTGAGTACACTCCTCTTGCCTACTCCAACGACAAGATGGACGGCCGCCTTGCGAATATGTTCCTGGCCGATGAGAGCGGCGCAATGGACGGCTATCCCATAGAAGCCATGCGTTCCTCCCAGATCAACCTCTCAGAGAAGCTGGGCATCATCATTTCTACGCAGTACCCCAACGACAACAACGCCATGATCGACGAGATCGACGACGCCAAGAAGTTCATCGACCGGCTCCACAACAGCGAGCCGGTCTTCGCTCTGCTCTATGAGCCGGACAGTGAATTTTGTGCAGGCGACGCCTGGAAGACTGCTGATCTCGCCATATATCAAGCAAATCCCCGTGCATATACCTCGGAGAAGCTCTTCCAGACCCTTTGCAGCAAGCGCCGGAAGGCTATCGAGTATGAGAACAAGCGTGAGAACTTCCTCTGCAAGCACCTGAATATCCGTTACAAGAGCCTGGGTGTTGAGGGATTTGTGGACATCACGAAGGTGCGTCTGTGCAAGGCTCCTGAGGACCTAGAGTTCTGGAAGGGGCGCCAGGTCTATCTGGGACTTGACCTCTCTCAGACCGATGACAATACCTCAGTTGCTATGGTCACATACGACGAGAAGACCGAAACTATATGGGCGAAGGTCTGGGGCTTTGTCCCCTCTGACCGGGTGGAGGAGAAATCCCACCGGGAGAAGGTGGACTACAGGAAGTTCATCGAAAGCGGTGTCTGCTTCGGCTGCGGCGATGAGGTCATAGACTACGGCTTCGTGGAGCGGTTTATCCTCTCTGTCAAGGAGACTTACGGTGTAGAGGTCGTCCAGCAGCTGGGCTTCGACCGCTGGAACGCTCTCTCCACGGTCCAGAAGATAGAAGCAGCGAAGGATCCTATCGAGTGCGTAGAGATACGTCAGCACAGCAGCGTTCTCCACAGACCCACCAAGCTGCTGAGAGAGCATATCCTCAGCAGGAAGTTTCGGTACTTCGAGAATCAGCTGCTGGAGATCAATTTCCAGAACGCCCGCTGTACCAGAGACACAAATCTCAATCAGTACGTCAACAAGAAGAAGTCCGCCGGCAAGGTGGACATGGTGGTGTCGCTGATAAATGCCCTGTACCTCTTGCAGGTGAACGTTCTGGACGCTATGGAGAGCGATTTCGGCTGTCAGATAGGATGACTATGAAAGGAAGTGGTAACAATAGGACTTTTCAGAAGAAAAAAGAAGCAGGAGATCCGTGCGGACACTGCTCAGAACGCCGAGAATACCATTCTGACGTTCTTCGGCATCACTGGGGAGCTGACCAGAGAGGCAGCACTTAGCATTCCAACTGTTTCGGCGTGCATCAGCAAGATCAGCGAGACTATCTCACGGCTCCCTGTCAGGCTCTATGCCAAAGAGGAAGAACAGGTACGGGAGATATACGACGATCCCCGGATAAAGCTGCTCAACGGCAGCACAGGAGACACTCTGAGCACAGTGGATATGTGGAAGGCTGCTGTGGAGGACTACTTCCTCGGACGTGGTGCCTGGATCTACGTCAACACCAGCGGTCTGAGGACGGAAAGTCTGCACTATGTAGACAGCCGGAACGTTAGCATCATCTCCAACACAGACCCCATTTTCAAGGCCTTCCGGGTGCAGGTGGGCGGTCAGAGCTACTATGACTTCCAGTTCCTGAAGCTCCTGCGCAGGACCAGAGACGGCTACACCAATATCCCGCTCCAGGAGGAGGCTGCACAGATACTTTCCGCAGCATGGAACGCTCTGAAGCTGGAGAACATGATGAATTCCAGCGGAGGTTGTAAGCCGGGCTTTCTGAAATCCAAGAACAAGCTCTCCGATCAGGCAATCGCTGCGATCAAGGAGGGCTACAGCCGTATCTACGACAACAAGGAGAAGCACAACAAGGTCGTAGTTCTCAATGAGGGCATCGACTTCGAGGCGATCTCCTCAACTGCGGCAGAGCTGCAAATGAACGAGAACAAGAAGACCAACAGCATCGAGATCTGCAAGCTCTTCGGCTTCCCTCATACGGTCATCGACGGCGGCGCTTCTGACGACGACAACAAGAAGTTTATCTCGGCGGTGATAGCTCTGCTCAATCAGATTGAGACTGAGCTGGACAACGTTCTCCTGCTGGAGTCCGAGAAGGAACAGGGCTACTACTGGGCGTTCGATACCAAGGAGCTGACCCGTGGCAGCATGAAGGAGCGCTATGACGCTTACGAGATAGCTGTCCGAAACAATATCCTCCAGATAGACGAGATACGCCGTGAGGAGGACTATGAGCCTCTCGGTTTCAACTTCGTCAAACTGGGGCTCCAGGACGTTCTCCTCAATCCTGAGACAATGGACGTGTTCACTCCGAACACCGGGCAGACCAAGAACTTGCTTACCGGGGAGGAGAGGGCTGAGGAGCGTGGACGAATACCTATCCGAGGCGCCAAAGGACAGTTCAACGGCAGCATAAGCGACGGCAAGTCCGGAGGAGGCTCAAAAGGCGGCGGAAAATCTGGGAAAAAGGTTGACAAATCCAAAAAATCTGATATAATAAAACCGGAAGATGTATCTGCAACCGGTGAAAATGAGCTCAGAGTCAAAGGCTTCCCCAGTAAGCAGAAGCTGAATAATCACTGGCAGAACGGCAGAACGCACGCCGATGAATACAAGGATGACGGTATAACAACCAAAGAGCAGTATGAAAAGCGTGGTGTTGAACTTGCAGAAAGTGCTGCCGACGGAAAGAAGATCTTAGGCTATAAGACAAAAGAAGGATATATCTGCCGTTATGATGTCAAGAAGAACGACTATGTAAAAGCGGATATAAACAAAGGTCTTAGAACTTTATTTAAGCCAACGGAAGGAATTGATTATTTTAATTACTGGAAAGGGAAAGAAGGTGTAGAATAATGGACGAAGAACTGAAATGTCCTGTTTGTGGGCAGTTCTATTTTGAGGAACGAGACGATTTCGATCTTTGTCCTGTTTGCGGTTGGTTCAATGATGGATTTCAGAAAGAATATCCCGATAAATTAGGCTGCAATCACAGAAGTCTCAATGAGCACCGTGAACAGTGGAAAAACGGCACTCTTCCTGACTACATCTACGACCTTATCGAACAGAATAAAAACAGATTACCGTCTAAGTAATTAGGCGGTTTTCTTATACCAATTTGAAAAGGAGCTGATATAATGAGAATGGAAATACGAGCCGACGGGCTCCACATCAACGGCTATGTCAATGTCACAGGCAAGCTGAGCCGTCCGGTGATAACACCGAGGGGCAAAGTGCTGGAGACTATCGAGGAGCGTGCCTTCGATGAGGCGATAAAGAAGAACGGCAACATCACGGTACAGCTCGACCACGATGCCGGACACGCCTACGCCTCTACCTCAGGTGGCACTCTCGTCCTGAAAGAGGACGCCATCGGTCTTCACGCCGATGTTCTCATCACTGACGAGACAGTCATTGAAATGGCACGGAAGGGCAAGCTGAGAGGCTGGTCCTTCGGTATGTACAACGTCCAGGACGAAATGGAGAGCCGGGGCGAGGACGAGCTGCCCATACGTCACGTCAAGCACCTTGACCTTGACCACATCTCTCTCATCAAGGACAAAGTTCCCTGCTACGCAGCCACATCCGTGGAGGTCAGAGCTGAGGGCGATGTTTACATCGAACAGCGTGCACTTGACAGTGACGTGGAGATCATTATCACGGAGCAGCCTGACTACAGCCAGTATAAAAACAGGCTGAAAGCGCTGGGCTGATACCTGCCTGTGCAGCCGACTGCACACAGATCACACCGAAAAGCACCCAGACCGGGTGCTATTTTTATAACCAAATACAAGGAGGAAAAACAATGAAAAAGCTTATCGAAAGAAGAACTGCTCTCGCAGCGCTGCTCAGCAGCATGATCGAGGCGGCCAAGAACGAAAACAGAGCCTTTACCGAGGACGAGAACAAGAAGTTCGACGAGACCGAGGCGGAGATCAAGCAGCTTGATGCCACTATCAAGGCGGAGGAGCGTGCTCAGAAGCTGTCAGAGTTCCACACACCCGAGCCCCAGAAGGCCAAGGATCCCGAGCCTACCAAGGAGGAGCTGGAGGAGAGAGCCTTCCTCGGATTCATCTGTGGTAAAGTCGAGGAGATGAGAGCCGGTGAGCAGAATGTGACTATGGCAAACAATGCCGATGTTATCCCTGAGGGGATTGCACAAAAAATTCTCGACGAGGTGGTGGACATCTGTCCTATCCTGGCAGGCGCCGAGGTATATCATGAGAAAGGCTCTCTGAAGATTCCCAAGTGGACCAAGGCGAACAGTACTCACGATGTAACTGTGGGCCATGCGCAGGAGTTCACAAATCTGACTGCTGACAGCGGAAAGTTCGCCTCCGTTGATCTGGGCGGCTTCCTTGCCGGAGCTCTGGTGCTGGTAGGCAAGAGCGTTATCAACAACGCTGCTATCAACGTAACTGCCTTCATTATCCGCAAGATCGCTGAGAAGGTGGCACAGTTCCTTGAGGGCGAGCTCCTGAAGGGCTCCGGATCAAGTGCAGCACAGGGTGCCTGCAAGACCTCCAATGTTGTGACCACCGGCACAGCTCTGAAGCTCGACCTTGACGACCTTATCGCACTCCAGTCCGCAGTAAAGCAGGCTCATCAGAAGAATGCTTGCTGGACAATGAGCCCTAACACATTCACTGTCATCAAGCAGATGAAGGACGACAACGGCAGACCTCTCATCGAGCCTGACGTTTCCTCCGAATTCCCCTACAGGCTGCTTGGAAAGCCCGTACATCTCTCTGACAATATGGACGAGATCGGCGCAAACAAGCTGGCTATCCTCTACGGCGACTACAGCGGACTCTCTGTAAACTTCCGTGAGAACATCGCTATCGAGGTGCTGAGAGAGGCATATCACGCTCAGCACGCTATCGGTATCGACTGCTGGTTTGAGTTCGACTCCAAGGTCACTGACGAGCAGAAGCTGGCTGTGCTGAAGGTGAAGGCTTCATAAGCAAAATTTGACAAAAAAGCGCTCTCTGTGGTATAATTGACACAGAGAGTTCTGCATGATACGGTAGGCGGTTCTATTCTTCCCTCGGAAACGGGGGTGAGTTAAGATGTCGATAATGGAATTACTAACATTACTTATGCTCGTAGTTGCACTGATCCAGCTTAACGATAACAAAAAGAAATGACCGCCCCACTTCCACATAGGGCGGTCATTTCATATGACAACTTATTGAGGGAGAACCGCTTGTCGCAGAACTCTCTTTTCTATATTATACCACCACGGAGCGGATATGTCAAGCACCTGTTTTCAGGTGCATTTTTATTGAAAGGCGGCGAAAATATGAAGATCAGTGAACTTACTTCGGAAATAGTCAAGGACTACTGCGGCATTTCCGATGAGGACAGCGATGACATCATCGGTCAGCTCCTCATTCCAGCTGCAAAAGCGTTCATCAAGGGCGAGACCAGTTTGACAGATGAGGAAATTGATGAGCACGAGGATCTTGCGATAGCTCTCTGTGTGCTTGTGAACGATATGTTCACTCAGAGGAATTATACTCTCAGCCTTCATCAGCAGGTGGCGCCCACTGTGAAGACGATCCTATCCATGTACGCCGTCAATCATGTAGGGTGATGCTATGGCATACAACAAGAAGATCGAGGTACAGGCGCTTGTCAGCGGAAAAGACAGGATTGGCAACGACCGTGCAGGCTGGGAGACCATTTTCCGGCCTTGGGCTGAGATCAACTGCGTAGGCGGTAAGGAATACTATGCAGCCGCTCAGGTCAATGCCCAGGACGATATGGTTTTCAAGATACGCTATACCAAAAAGCTCAGCGGCAAAAAGGCGCCGGATATCCGCATCGTCTACAATGGAGATACCTATGACGTGAAGCACATCGACGACTATATGGAGCAGCACAGAGAGCTCGTTATCAGAGCCCAGCTGCTCAACGGAGGTGCAAGGAATGGCTGATATGATCACCCCGGAGGAGCTGGCACAGACCCTCGCAGACTATTGCCGTGGCTATACCGAGGAGATCAAGGAAGCCGTCGGCCAGGGCATTGAGAAGATCGGTGAAGAAGCTGTTCAGGAAATCAAAGAGATCGCCCCGGTGTATGCCGGCGAGAATACAGGCACGCCCAAAGGAGCATACAAGCGGAGCTGGACCTACCGTATCGACAAGGAACGAGGCGTGATAAACGTTACAGTCCACGTCAAGGGCAAGAATTACCGTCTGACACACCTGCTGGAAAACGGGCATCTCAACCGTGACG